AAGCCGCCCTCTCAGGTAAACGTGAACAGTCTGCACTCAGGTTTTGTGTGTGACAGACATGTGATGTCGGATAGTCAACCATCAGCGTCCGTCAGCATCCAAAACGTGACACTCCTCCCTATAGGGGGACATGAGTGTCACCCCCCTATGGGAGTGGAGCACGTGACAGTGGCGTGACAGTGGTGTCACCCTGGTTTGAGCCTGTCGTTGTTGGGGTTTTCGCCGGTGATGGTGGTGTGTCACCTTGGGAGTGTGACAGTGGTGTCACGTCTGTTGGAAGATTCTGGGTGTGACAGGGGTGTCACTGCCTGGTATTGCAAGATAGTGGTGGGGCTGGTTGGTGTAGGATGAGGCCATGTTGACTGTGCTGGGTTTCGGGCTGGGACTGTTTCTGTTGGCGGCGGCTGTCACCACGGTGATTGTGGTGTTCGGTGCTGCCTGGGCTTCGCCGGGCGTCTTCTTCGGGACGATCGTCGTCTTCGTCGCGGTCGGATGGGTGTGGGCGAAACTGGATGAGATCACCCGTTCCTGACCGGACGATCCTTTCGGGGTCGGTCCGGACGGCATTCGGCGCATTCGTCGACGGTGCGGGCACGTCCGACGAGCGCCATGTTGGCGATGCCACGCCGGCCGCAGCCACGGCAGTAGACGTAGACACCGCCCGTCGGCTTCTTCCGTTTGCCGGATAGTGATGCGCTCATCAGGGCGCCTTCGACGTGACATGCCAGCCGTCACAGTGGGGACAGCGGTAGACGTGGCCGCCACTGAATCCGGCGACGAGGACAGCGTTCGACTCGGTCCTATATCGCACCTTGTGGGTGGGGCAGTCCTGCCGCCACGGATGCTGCCGGTTGATCCGGGCCGTGTTGCCCCGCCGCCACACCGCCCGATCCCGGTTGGCGACGAGCCGCTGATGCTTCTTCGACGGCATCAGAACGGGGCCGGCAGATAGTCGTCGACTTCGTCGGTGTTGCACCATTTCGCCGGGTTGCCTGCCAGTTCGGTGAACCTCGAGGCGTGCCGCCCCAAAGTGACACGGATCGTGTTGGCCGGTTTGTCGAGCCGGGCGGCCAGATCCGGCACCGACATCGGGTTGCCGGTGATGGCCAGAGCGACCTGTTCGACGGTCGGCATTTCTTCGTCGTGGGTGAACGACTGATGCGAGGCGATCTTCACCGACCGGTCACCGGCGAAGTTGAGGGACAGGGCGATGTCTTTGCGGGCGGCCGTGTTGTTCTGCTTCGTGTGTCTCATCCCGATGCGGATGAGACTGTCGGCATGGAACACTTGGAAGGCGTCCCATTCGTTGCGGACCGAATTGGTCATCACCACCGACCCGTAGCCGCCCAGCCCGGAGCGGGATTTCACCTGCGCCTTCGACTTGTGGTCGATGAGCAGGCAGGGGACGGCGAGCTCGTCGAGCGCCTCGAACAGTCGCACCGTCGAGTCTTCCGCCCCGCCCTCCCCGGATGAGCCGCGGGCCAGCATGACCGAGTCGACGACGGCCATCACACAGCCGGTCGCTTCGATACGGCGTTGCACACCGATCGTCTGACGGTGCAGCGGGCCGCGCATGGCGAAGTAGTTGACGAGGCCCAGCCGGTCGACCGGCAGGCCGACCCCGTCGAGAAGCTGCCGCATCCGTTGGGAGTGGGTGGTGGCGTCTGACTCCCAATCCAGGTAGGCGACCGGTCCGGTGACCTGCGGGTCGTCGACGGGGCATCGGCCGAATAGGCGTGCACCGGTGGCGACGGTGAGACCCATCGCCAACGCCAGATACGATTTGCCGGATCCACCCGCGGCGATCAGCCGGGAGTGGGCTCGCCGTTCCACGAATGGGGCGAGAAGCCAGCCGCCGGTCGTGTCAGGGGCGGCAGCCAGGTCGATCGGGTCTGGTCCTTCCCGGAACATTTCGATCACGTCGTGGACGGCGTCGTTGATGAACGGTTCCAACACGCCCTGCCGGTCTTCGTCGGTGGTGCCGTGCGCCTGATCCCACCGTTTGGCAATGCCGGGAACGGTGGTGTGGGCGAGGAGGTTCCACTGGCCGAAGACTGGTGGTGCCTTGCCGTCGACGACCGGCGAGTCCTTGTGATGCAACTCCACCCACGCCTGCATCCCGCGGGAGTTGTAGACGATCCGGTCGATGCGGACCGTCACCCCGAAAGTGGACTTGTATTCCCATCCGTGTGGGACGGGACGTTTGTCCCATTGCACCGCCGGTCAGGCGGCGCGGCGCGGCTGATAGCCGTCGAGCCCGGACGTCTCGGCCAGGTTCCATGACAGGATCCGGGACACGATCACCCACCGGTTCTCCGCCCAGGTGAGGGCGGCGACGGTTCCGGCGAACAGGATCGTCTGGACTGACATCAGAATCTGGGCCTGGTCAACGTCGACTCCGGCGGCGTCGACCCATTCGAGGATCGGGACGGCCGCTTCGACGAATGCGAGGGCTGTGAGCTGGGTGGCGGACCGGACGATACGAATGATGACCTGACGCATGATCGTCTCCTTCGTTGGCGTCAACCATTCGCAACCATACCGTGTTTGTGTGCGTGACGCTGGCTATGCTGCCGGCCCATGCCTCGAACCGTCCGAAATCGGAAAGCGCGGGTGCGGCCGATCCGTGACGCAGACGGCCGCCCCCGCGGGTTCACCGTCGAAACCGCTGACGGCCGGCAGGCGGCTGTGGTCCGCCCGGAGACGGTGCGGTTGCGGGTGTCGCTGTCAGGGAAGGAGAGACGCTGATGGGTCGTAAAACGGATCTGATTCGGGCGGAACTGGCGGTCGCCGAACTGGAGGAGGCGCTGGTCGCCGCCAAGACGGTCGGCAAACCCACCCCCGACGAGCTCAACAAGTTGAAGCAGGATCTCCGGTACGCCCGCAAGGACTTCCGTGGGCTGCGGGGCCCGGCCGGTGTGGCCGTCACCCCGGCGACGGTGGCCGCCAAGGCGAAGACCAACTGATGGCCGAAATGATCGTCGACGAGGCGGCGGTCGGCGAATATCTCGGCGTCGCCTTCGACCAGGTTGCCCGCCCCCGTCTGCGTCCCAACCAGGTCCGCAACGTCGGAGTGCTCAACGCCCTCAACGCCCGCTGGTTCAACGCCCGGGACCTTCTCGCCGCACTCGCCTCCTTCGCCGAAGCCAACGATTCGGCGCTTCTCGCCGACGTGACCCGGCAACTGTCCGAAGGCACCAACACTCCGATCCCCGACGGGAGGTTCTAACCATGTCTATCACCGCTGCCGGGCTGTACGGGCTCACCATCGAAAAGATGCTGATCGACACGGCCGGCCAGTCGTTGGAGGCGGAAACCCACAAGGAACTGCTCGTCCAAGACGCCTACACGCCCGCCTTCGACACCCATGATTTCCGTGACGATGTCACCAACGAAGTGTCCGGCACCGGCTACACGGCCGGCGGGGTGACAGTCACAGCAACCGAGATCACGCTGGCGGCGGGGACACTCACCTTCGACATGGCCGACACGGTGTATACGACGGTGACGATCACCGACGCCATGGCCGGAATCCACTATTTCAATGTGGGCACGGCAGCCACCGACCAGCTGGTCGTGTTGCAGGATTTCGTGACGTCGGCGAGCGCGACCGCCGCCAACTTCACCATCCAGCATCACGCCAACGGTGTGGCCACCATCGACTACACCCCCTAATCCGCTCGTGACTTTCGCCTACATTCAGTGGGCGCTGGCCGACCCGGGCGACTGGGAGCCGTTCACCGTTGCGGACTGGGCGCAACTGCCCCGCCGACCGGAACCGCAGGCGGGGCAGATGGGCGGCCAAGACGACGTCAAAGGCTGGGCGGTCGCCGTCGACGTCTGCGGGATGGTCTACGAGATGTTCGACCGGCTCACCATCGTCCGCGGTGTCGGCCCGCAGGCCGGGGCGGTGTTCGTTCATCGGGTCGGTGACGACCCGGACGACTGGCCGGTGGGCCGGCGGTGGGCGATGGTCGACGAGATCAGGATGCCTCGCCCCGACCCGCGGTTCGGTGGCGCCGTCAACACTTGGATCCGCCAGACCGTCTACGCGGAAGCCGACTACCCGTACGGTGGGATCGTCGAGGATTGGACGGTGCCGGACGGTGCCAACGGGGTCGTCGCTCGCCGCCCGTTCGCTGATTATGCCGCCCCCAACAACGCCGGGCAGACCCGCCACATGTTCGGGGTGTGGCTCACCGACAGCAAATACCGGGAGCATCAGCAGCGGCGAACCGTTCACAACTGGCGGGATTGGATCGGGGTGGACTGATGGCTCAGGACACCTACTTCCTGGATAGCACAGCCCGGGCTATTGCCGGCGTCACGATCGACAACGAGCTTGCCATGGAAACGTCGGTCGGCTCCGGGACGAGCACCGGCGAGTCGGCAGGCTCCGGGACGGGCGTCATCTCAGAGTGGGCTTGGGCGACCGAGAGCACCGCAGTCGACTTGGCGACCTGGCCCGCCGGCGACTGGCAAATGACCATTGATATTCAGTCGATCGACGCCGACCTCGAAGTCGCCCAGCTCCTCGTCCAGCGACGAGATCTGACGGGATCGTTGATCAACAACATCATTGTCGAGGAGGTCAATGTCACCACCACTGGACTCCACTCGACCTCGGTCACGCCGTTCACTGAGGAAACCAACAACTCTGACGATCTGATTGTGGGCGTGGCGCAACTGGACGATCTCCGCTCCCACGGTGGCGGCACCCTGTTCTGCACCCTCCAGTTCAACGCGAACACGACGGTCACCACCCCGTTCAGTTCCGGCACCGCCGTCACCCCCGCCACGGTGGCCGCCGTCGCCACTGTGCCCACTCCTGCCGTCGTCGTCCCCGGCACAGCGAACCCGGCCACCGTCGCCGCCACTGCCGCGATTCCCACCCCGCAGCCGTCGATCCCGGCCACTCCGACCCCGGCCGTCGTCCCCGCGGTAGCCGCGGTTCCCACCCCGGACGTTGCCGCGGCCGCGCTCGTCACCCCAGCCTCGGTGCCCGCCGTCGTCACCGTCCCCATCCCGCAGCCGGCGGCGGCGTCCGTCGTCGCACCCGACCCGATCACCGCCGTCGCCACTGTGCCCACCCCGGAAGCGTCGTCGGCTCCGATCGTCACCCCCGCCTCGGTGACGGTCGTTGTCGCCGTGCCCAGCCCGACCGTGGCCGCCGCCGCGGTGGTCACCGTTGCCGCCGTTGCCGTGGTTGCCACCGTTCCCACCCCGACCGTCGACGTGGCCGGTGACACCGTCGTCACCCCCGACATGGTGGCTGCTGTCGCCGCGGTTCCCGATCCCGCCGTACAGGGTGGCGCCGTCGTCACCCCGGCAGCCGTCGCCGCAGCCGCCGCGGTTCCCGGACCGGAGGCGCAGGCCGCCGCGGTTGTCAGCCCCGCCGTCGTCCCGGCCACCGTCGCCATCCCGCAGGCTGTCATCGAAGCGGCCGCCGCGGTCGCCCCGGCGATGGTCGCCGCTATCGCCACCGTGCCGACCCCGACCGTCGACACCGCCGGCGGAGACATCTCTGTCACCCCGGATCCGGTGGCGGCGGTCGCCGCCGTCCCCGCACCGGACGTGTCTGCGGAGGCCACGGTCACACCGCTGGCGGTCGCCGCCATCATCACCGTTCCCACCCCGACCGTCACCGGCGGTGTCGCCGCCACAGTCACCCCCGCCGTCGTCGCCGCCATCGTCGCCGTACCCGCACCGGACGTGTCTGCGGCGGTGGTTGTCAGTCCCGAACCGGTGATCCTGTTCGTCGCCGTGTTCACGCCGACCGTCACCGGCCAGCTCGTCGTCATCACCGCCCGCCAGCCCGCCCGGTTCTACCGGAACACGGGCGACACCCGACTGGTGCTCATGCCGCTGGGCCGCAGCCAGGCTCGAGGGTTGAAATCGTCTGACTGGCAGACGGTGAGCGCCATGTTCATCCTCAACACCGGCGAGCAGAACACGGTGATGGGGAATCTGGCCGCCGTGTGGGCCGCCAACCAGGGCGCATCACAGTCGGTGCTCACCGACGCTGTCAACGCCCGCCTGCAAGACCTCGGCTACCGCGGGGTTGGGGGGGCGGATCTGACATGAGCGACGACGTCACCGTCGAGAAGGCCGAGTTCACCGGCAACTCGAAGATGCAGTCGAAGAAACGTCAGATCGTCGAACTGATCGCCGAAGGCATATCGGTCGTCGACATGTGCCGGCATCTCGACATCTCCCAGGCCGCCTACTACAAGATGCGTCAGGTCGACCCGGCGTTCAAGAAGGCGTGCGAGGAGCTCGCCCACGTCTCCCGCACAGCCCGCGGCGAGTTTTCGAGGCCCCGCAAACTCACCTTCGACCCGAACCGGCAGCTTCCCCCGAAGTGGGATTTCGCCAAATGGCGGATGACCTATCTCGGTCGTCCCACCACCGTGTTGGGTCAGGCGATCGCCGACGCCATGTTGGACACCACGTCGCGGATCACGTTCGTTCATGCCCCGCCGGGCGGCGGTAAGGACACGACGGTCTGCGACACGATCCTCTACATCAAATGTGATGACCGGGAATACACCCGTGTCGCCTACATCAACGAAACCGAGGAGTTCGCCAAACGGCGGGTCGCTTTCCGAATCGCCCCCTATCTGACCGACCCGGCAGTGTATGCGGCGCCACCGCATAAGACGATCGGCGGTGAGAAGCCGTCCCGGTCACTGATCGAAGATTTCGGGCCGTTCAAATGGGAGAAGGGGATGCGCTATCCGGACGGCTCCGAAGTGGCGAAAACCACTTGGACGCAGCTCACCATGCGTTTCCTCCAATCGGCGGTGGCCCCGGAAGCCGAACCGGACCTGTGGGCGACCGGCATGGACGGTGCCATCTACGGGTCGCGGGTGCAGCTCATGGTGTTCTCCGACCTTTTCACCGTCGAAAACCAGCGGACACCGAACACCCGTGACGCTCAATACACCTGGGTGACCGGCACCGCCGACTCGAGGTTGGACGGGTCCGGCCGGCTCGTCCTCATCCACACCCGGTCCGGGGCGAACGACAATCAGGGGCGGCTGATGGAGCATTACATCGGTGACTCCGCCGTCCACGACTCGAAGACGGAAGGGCCGATCACCGTCACCCGCTACGTGAACGGTGTGACCACCGTCACCTGTGTGGCGATCTGGACCGACGAGAACGGGGAGGAACAATCCTTCGATCCGGAGCGGTTCCCGCTCGACGACCATTGGGAACTGCCGGACGGGACGCTCATCCCCCTCGACGACATGACCCGGGGGGAGGCGCAGAAGAAGGGTGCCGGCACCAAGTCGGGGCTGCGCACGATCCGTGCCCGGCCGGACAGCAACTTTGAGACGATCTTCCAACAGAATCCGCAGGCGTCGTCCGAGCTCGTCGACTTCACCGACGCCGTCTTGGACCGCGCTCAGGCACCGGACCGGTCCTACGGGCAGATCCACCCCCGCGAAATCCGGGTGCTGTCGGTGGATCCGGCCCGGACGGGTGGGGCCGCCTGGTCGCTGCTCGGCGTCGACATCGCCGCCGACCGGATCACCCTCTGCGACTTCCGGTTCCACACGAAGTTGGGCATCGAAGGGATCAAACGGCGGCTCCTCGCCGACCCGATCATGCTGTATTCGCCGCAGTACCTCTGCTACGAGACGAACCATGAGGGCGGCGTCCTCTACGACCCGGACATCATCGCTCTCATCCGGGACATGGGGGTGACGGTCGTCGACCATTACACCAACAAGAACCGGATGGATCCGGAGATCGGTGTCGCCCGGATGGCCGGATCCATGGTCGCCGGCCGGGGTCCGTGGCTGCCCACCGCCACCCCGTTCGACAAGGCGAAGACGTTGACGGTGCGCCAGCAGTTCAAGAATTGGGACGCCGACCCGCAGTCGAGACGCAAGCAGCACCGGCAGAAGGAAACCCACCCGGATGACATTGCCATGTCGATCTGGCCGGGCTGGATTCACGGTGTGTCGCTGATCGACCGGGCGGCGAGGCGCAACACGAATGCGGAGCCTCGCCGGCCGGTCCCGGCCAGTGTCACAACCCGCTGGCGGGGCCGTGCCAGACGGGACGCGAAGGCAACCATCCGCGAACGTGCGCGGGCATCGGACATGTCTGTCGTAGACTTCGTCAAGATGTACCTCGGGGAGCCGCAGTGAAACTCAACCTGCTGGACATGGCGGAACTGCGGGCCGAGGCGGTCGTCGCCCACCGTGGATGGAAGCGCCGGTCGTTCGTGTTCGACACGATCGCCGCCGACGAATGGCAGACCGTGTGGGACGATCTGACCGTCGACATCGGCGAGCCCTTGGTGGAGAACGTCCTGTTACAGGCGTTGGAGGACAAGGTGGCGTCGGCCGGTTCCATCGAACCGCGCATCGACGTGCATCCGACCCGTGGCACCCGTGCCGACCGGGCGGAGCGGGCCGCCGAACAGAAGAAGCGGGTGTTCCTCTCCTATTGGGACCGATCCCAAATGCAGCGGATGCGTCAGCAGTTGTTCATGGACTGGTACGGCCATGGCGCCTCCTACGCCTTCCCCTGGTGTGACCTCTACGACGAGGCGGGCCGGCTGCGACCGTCGGCGGAGCGGTTCCCGTATCTGGTCCGTCAGAACCCGCGGCACACCTTCCCGATCGCCCACAACCACACCGGCCGGCTCACGTCGGTGATCATCACCAAGCTGCGGCGGCTCGAAGACATCGAACTCGAATACGGGCGGGACCATCCGGCCATCATCGAAATCCGTTCCCGCTACGCCCGGGCCGGCCACCAGAACAAGCTCCGCCACGTCGAAGAAACATGGTATTTCGACGATGCGGATTCGGCGATCGCGTTGACGGCCCGGCCGATCCCCACCCGCTGGGACTCGTTCCGGTATGTCTCCCCCATCGACCAGATCAAAGGCGCCGACCGGTATGACACTTGGCTGGCCGAACCGGGGTCGCACGGCCTCAACTGGTGTCCGCTGGTCGAGTCGAAGCGTGTCACCAACGACGGGGAGTACCGGTCGCCGCTGGACGTGGTGATCCCCCGCCTGAAGGTGGCGCAGAATTTCATGGCCCGACTCCTCGAAGACGTGTCCGATTCGGTGTTCGGCCCGGTGCTGATGGAAGGGATCGTCAACCCGGAGGATTACGGGCCGAACGCCGAACTGATCGGCGACGGGCAGGGCCGGGCCAAAGTGGAGTACCCGCGGAAGCCGTCCAACTTTGAGGTCCGGCAGGTGATCCTCGACCAGATGGGTATGGCACGACGTGACGCCAAGCATCCGGAGCAGCGGTCCGGGGAGGCGGGCGTGTCGATCGGATCCGCCAAGCACACCGAAACGCTGATGGGGGCTTTCAACGAGGAGCTGAAACAAGCCCACCAGGACATCGCGTCGATGCTGCAATGGGCGAACACCCTGTGCGCCAACTACGACGAGGTTCACGGTGCCGGCCGCAAGCAGATCGACGGGATCGACCAGTCGGGGGCGTGGGTCGAAACCTACGATCCGGTCAGGCTGTTCCAAGGGGACGGCCGCAACCGGGTGTCGTATGGGGCGGCCGCCGGGCTGGACCGGCACAACCTGATGACGATGATGTCGCTCGGCCGGAACATGCGGGCCATCTCCCAGCGGACGTTCATGCGGGAGACGGGACTCGTCCAAGATCCGCTGCAGGAGGAGCGGGACATCATGATCGAGGATCTGGTGGTCGCCATGCAGGGCACCGTGATCCAACAGGCGATGGAGGCGGGAAACATGGAGCCGCTGCGGATGCTCGTGTCGAAGATCGACGGGGACACGATGACGGTGCGGCAGGCGGTCACCGAAACCATCCAAGAAATGCAGACGGCACCAGCAGGCGGACCGCAGGGTCCGGGCGGCGGCGCACAAGGCCCGGACCCGCTCCGCCAAATCAACTCGCTCGAGGCGGGCGGATCCGGCACGGAGGGTGGCCTGTCCGACATCGGGTCGCGGCTGCGTGGCGTCCTCCCGTCCGGTGTGAACAGAGCCCTCACTCAATGAAAGGAACCTGATGGGACGCATACTCGAAGTCCTCCCGTCCGCAGCCAGGACCGCCACCCCCGACGACGTGGAGATCGACAGCCTCAACCATGCCGGGCTGATAATTATCGTCGACGTGACCGCCATCGTCACCACCCCGTCGATCACGGTCACAGTGAAAGGCGTCGACCCGGCCTCCGGACAGGACTGGACGATTCTGGCGTCGGCGGCGATCACCACCGTGTCGACGACGGTGCTCAGGGTTCATCCGGCGCTGGCCGCCACCGCCAACCTGGTCGCCGACGACATGCTGCCACCTCAGATGGCGGTGGCGGTCGCCCACGGCGACGCCGATGAGATCACCTATTCGGTGGCCGCCCACCTGACACCGTGACATGGCTTCACTGACGCCGAAAGGGCTGCCATATGGGGAGAATCAGAGGGCCGCTGACCGTCAACGGCAGGCTGGACTACCGCTGTCGAAAGAACCGTCCGTCCCGTCGACGCCGGGGGCGGCTTCTTCGGCTCCTACACGCAGTCCGCTCCGCGAGGGCGCTCGCCCGTCGGATGATCCGCTGATGATGTTGAATCCGGCGACACCGCTGGCGGTCGCACCCACCGCCGCCCAGCAGTTTCAGACGATCGCCGACCGTTCCGCCAATCCGCTGATCCGGCTGATCGCCATGAGGCTCGCCGATGACAACGCGTGACGACATTGTCGGTCGGCTCGACCCGCAGGCTCGCCAGTCGGTGGAGCGTGGCACCGAGGTCCCGTCGACGCTGATACCGGACCGGGCCGAACAGGCGCTCGCACCGCCACCCCGGCAGTTCGGGACACCCGTCACACCCTCCACCCTGGTCGCAGACCGGGCGGAACGGGCGGTCCGTGACCCGATACGCACGGAGGCGGTTTCCAAGCTGACCGTGCTCGGTTTGGCGTATGCCCCGCAGTTGGATCAGCGGATGGCCCGGATCGTGGCGGAACGACTCCATGATTGGACGGGCGGGGATCCGGAGCTGGCCCTTCTCGTCGAATCCGACTTCGCCGAGGCGGTCCGTCAATCCTCGTCGGACTGGTGGACGCGGGCGACGCCGTTCACGGAGCGTCTGTGGGCGGAGGCGACGGCGGTGATCGAAGAAGTGCGGGGTGGGGACTGGCGTCGCCAGTTGGAGACGGAGCTGGCCGAACGGAACCGGCTGGCCGAAGTGTCCGGTCCTGACGCCCAGGCGACCCGGATCCTCGAAATGTCGGGGTGGCAGCGGGCCGCCTACGCCGCCGGCTTCGACCTGTCTGTCACGAATCCGAAGCTCGAACTGTTCGGCGTGCTGGGCGGTCCGGTCGGCGGGGCGTTCGTCGGGGAGATCAAACGGCGGATCCGGTTGGAAGGCGTCGGCCAGGCCGAAACGGTGATCGAGGCGACCACCAAGGACACGCTGTTGCGTAGCCGGCTCGAAGCGGTGAGTGCGGCCAGGGCCACCCCGGAGATGGCGATGGCCGAAATCGCCCGGGTGTTGATCGCCGAAGGCCGGGCCGGGACGGTGGCGGAGGCGTCGACACTGTCCTTCGACATGTTCGGTGGGCTGTCCGACGAGGAGCAGGCGAAGCTTCTCACCGACATTCGCACCGCCACCACCGCCGAAGTCGTGGCAACGTTCGAGCGGTCCGTCCTCGACGTCGACCCGGCGGAGAAGGTGCTGGGGGAGACGCTCGGATCCGCCCTCGACGTGATGACCACCTGGGATGCGGTGGCCCATTCGATCGGTGTCACCCTCATCGACGAGTTCGTCGCCAACTTCGGGGTGGACACCGGGGAGACACCGGCGGAGACGTTCGCCAACGAAGGGTGGGAGGCGTTCAAGACGTCGTTTGAGGCGATGAAGGAGGGGGGGATCGCCGGCTTCTACGGGATGGATCCGGCGTCGAGCGCGGGCGGCTGGGTGAACCTTGGCGGTGCGATCCTGTTCGATCCGACCACCTGGATCACCGGCGGCGGGGCGGCCGCCGCGAAACGGTCGATCCGGTACATGGCCACCAAGGAGGGGGTGGGGGCGTTCCTGTCGGGTGGGCGGGGAAAGATGATCATCAAGGCGGTCGCCGAAACCGACGACGTGTTGAAGCTCGCCCCGTTTCTGCATGGCATGAGCGGGTCCGCCCGTCGCCGGCTCGTCTCGGCCACCGACCCGGCGGTCGTCTCAGACATCATCCGTCAAGAAGCGACCGAAGGCTTCTGGATAATGAACGGTCCCGCCTTGGGGATGCGGCAGCAGGCGTACGCGTCGGCGGAGACGATCGGCCGGGCGCTCGGCGATCGTCTGGCGAAGGTGCCGGGCGGGGGCCGTGTCGCCGACTGGCTGACCGAGATGCTCGCCCACCAGGATTTCACCCGGAAAATCAACTTGGGGGAAGCGTCATTCCTGGATGACGCCACCGAACTCGTCGTCGCCAGACATCGGACCGATCCGGTGAGAGCGAAGGCAGCCCTCGACGACCTGTACAGGATCTTCGACGACGTCGAATCCGGTGGGGACGCCCTCGCCGCCCAACGGATCCTCGACGTCCAAGAGTTGCGTCGTCAGTCCACACAACTGTGGAAGGCGCAGACCGGACCGGTCAAGTCGATTCCGAAGGCCCGTGCCGGACTGTCCGACGCCGCCACCCGCCAGCAGGATCTCGACGTGTGGGCCGCCGAACTGGCCCGGGAAATGGACCGGGCCGGCACGGAGGGTGCGCGGACCCTCGACGAGATCATGGCCGACGCGGGAGCCCTCGACGAGATGCAACGGGGTCTGACCGAACGGACCGGGATGCTGCAAGGCCACGTCGACAGTTTCGGTGCGCAATACGACGACATCATCGCCCAACGCAAGAAGCTGCTGACCGAGGCGTCCCGGCTCCGCCACGCCAACGATCTGGCGGCCCGCCCCGGTTCACGTTCGGATCTGGCCAAGTGGGTCGACGACTTCATGGACGGCTGGGCCGACGACATCGGCGTGCCCCGCTCCGACGCCGGCAACATCATGTGGGGGGAGGTCCGCCAGTTCACGTCGCGGGGGGCGGAGGCGTCCGGACGGCTCGACCCGCTCGGCTCCGTCGCCGAAGAGGCCGCTGCGGCCGGCCGGTTCACGTCCGGGACCGACCACTGGTTGAAGGTGTCGCCGTATGAGATGGCGGTCTATCAGGGGGCGAAGGAGGCGGGGGCGCTCGCCGTGTTGAAGCAGGTGCAGCAGACGGCGGCGGCGCGGCGGCTATCCACGGCTGTTTCGACGATCAACGGGGTGTGGGCGGCGGGACTGCTTTTCAACCCGCTCAACGCGGTGAAAGCCCACCTCGAGGACATCATCAAGTTCCGGTCGGCGGGCGGGCCGGTCGTGGTGGCACTGCACGGGCTTGTCTCCCCGCTCGAACAGGCCGGTCGGAAACTGATTCCGGGGCTGTCGACGACGACCGGCGGCACCGACCAGTTCATCCGCCAGCATTTGGCGGGCCTCGCCGAACGCAAAGGTGTGTGGGAGACGATCGAAACCGGCAAGAAAGGCCATTTCGAGGCGGCGAAACGCTGGTTGGAGGCCACCGCCCTCAACGACGACGGATTCCGTTTCTATGCCCGGTCGATCCTCGAAGACGACCCGTCCATCTTCCACCGCTGGTTCGACGAGGTCGGACAGTTCGAGCGGCGGGCCACCGCCTTCCCGATCCCCGGCACCGGCGGGAAGATGACGGCGCTCGACGCCAACGGCGTGTACGAGACGATGGGTCGGATCACCGGGGAGCTGGCCGCCCTGTCGTCGGATCCTTCGGCGTTCCGCAGGCTGTTACTCGAGACGGCCGGGTCGGGCAGTCGGGAGGTTCCGGCGAAGCTGGCCCGGATCATGGGGGCGGTCCCGATCGAACGGACCACCGCCCGCAAGTCGATCATCGGCGCCGGCTTCGACGTCCTGTACGGGGCGCCCGCCCGGTCCCGTGGCGGCGTCTTCTACGACCATTACAACGACGTCGCCATGGGCATCTTCGAGAAGCGGTTTGAGGGGCGGATCGTCGACGACATGCTCGACGAGATCATCCGGCTCGGCTTCGCCTCATCCGCCGAGGAGGCCCGGTGGATGCTCACCGTCCGTTCCGCACACCTGGACGATTGGATGCGTCAGAACGGTCTGATCACCCGGGCGCGGATGGAACGGGAGGCGGCGAAGTGGTCGGAACGTCACGCCCAGTCGCTCATGTATCTCGGTGGGGCGACCACCCGGCTCGGCAAGCAGCTCACCAAGGCCGCCCCGTTCGCACCGGCCCAACTCGACTTTCTGCGGTTCTGGTTCAATCAGATGGCGGCCGGCACCGACATCGCCTTGAACCGGCCAACCGCGGCGGTGGTCGGTGCGCTCGGCCGGTTGGCGGGCGGTGTGGACACGGCAGTGGGACGGGGCCTGACCCGGGCCGCCGACGGGGCGGTTCATCTGCCCGGTTTCAACGTCCGGCTCGCCTCCCGCTGGTCCCATCTTGCCGCCGAATCCGGCCGGTCCGAAGACGAGGAGCGGGGGGCGGCGCATCCGATCGGGCTGCTATCCAGGTTCACGTTCCTGCCCGTCGACTTTTCCGACCCGGACAACTTTCTGGTCGACTTCCTGCCCAGCGGCGGTCCGATCCCCACCTGGCTGATCCACATGATGCCGCCCGACGATCCGCGCCGCGAGTTCCTGTCAGACATCTCCCCGTCGCTTGACTGGATTTCGGGGCAGGTGTCGCTGACCGATCCGGAAGGCTGGCTGAAATATCTGTTGCCCACCACCACCCGTTCGATCACCGGTCAGATCGGCTGGCTCACCCGCGGCGCGTCCACACTGGACTCCGACGCCCTGTTCGGGGCGGGCGGGCTGTTTGCGACCACGGCGGAGTCGCTGATGGCCTCACAGATCGCCTCCCCCATCTTCGATTGGGAACGGCGGCCGGTCGGATTCACCGACGCGTTGAAACACCACCTGGGGGACATGCTCGCCGCCAACCCGGATCTGATACCGGGGACCGCCGCCTACGAGAAGATGCGGGACGCCGCCGTCCAGACGGCGTTGGATGATGCCAACTCGGCCGAGTTCGGTCAGCGGATCCGCTCCTACGCCGGGCTGCAAACCCGGTTCGGCGCCGACTCCAACTCGATCCAGCATTACGCCGGGATGATGGGGATGATCGACGCACTCCGCCCCGAGATCGGGGAAGCTCAGGCCGACCAGTTGGCCGGATGGTGGACTCAGATCCAGGACGGGACGGCCACCCCGAAGATGCGGGAGCTGTTCGCGTCGGGGGCGGCGACCGCCCTCCACAACGGCGTCTCCGATGTGACCAGGGACATGCTGATCGCCCGCAACCCCGGCCTCGCCGTCAACATGGTCGGCTCGGTTCAATGCTCGGTGGATCGGGAAGGCAACTTCAACGCCCCCGACGGGTACTGCCGGGTAGACGGGCGGATCGCCACCGACAACCCGGCGTTGCAAGGTGAAGTAGGGGAGAAGGAGCGGGAACGGGGATTCCGGGAAGGCTGGTTTGAGCCGCGGCCCGGCAACGACGTCGCCGACGACATCGCCTTCGCCTACAACTCGGCCCGCCGCAACCATGCCCGGGTCCTGTGGGCGGCGATCGTCGGCCGCGATTACGGCAAGGGGATGAACAAGACGCTCGACAACAGGACGTTCACGCTGACAGAGTGGGCGGTCGACCAGCTCACGTCGATCGGCATTGACGTCGACTCCCAGCCGATCCGCGGCGAGGAACTGCGCGACCTGTTCCGGGAGGCATTCAGCCAGTGGCCGCAACGGACGGTGAGAGTGACGGATCTGCCGGTCATCCAAGAAATGTCGAAGTTCCCGGAGTATGCGGGCCTGGTGTCGGCGATCCGCCAGCTCGAGGATCTGCTTGCCAAGGGTGACGACCCGATCACGTCGTATTGGGATTGGCCGGAGTCGATCAAGACGGCGGTCCGTGACGAGTTCGCTGCCGCTGTCCCGACCGACCCGAACCTTCTCGCCGACTACAACCGGTGGCTGCGGCCGGCGCTCGGCGACCTCGAATGGACCCCGCCGACTCCGCCACTCGTCGACGAATTGGAGAACCGGTTCCGGGCACGCCCACAAGACGTGGTGGTGGAGGACGGGGACACGATCCGGCTGCTCACCGCCGACGGCGACATCCGCATCCGCATCATCGGATTGAACGCCCCCGAACAAGGCCAGGCCGGCTATCGGGAGACGTCCGAAAACCTCGAGACGCTCCTCGCCGGCGCTTCGGAGATCGTCGTCGGCCAGTATATGCCCGAGAAGTTCGGGGCGGTCCAGCAGGTCGACGAGAACGCGGTGCGGCTGTTCGCATGGCTCTATGTCGACGGCGTCCCGCTGTACGATCCGGCGTCGTTCACCGCCACCAACCAGCGGGGTGTGGCAACCGGCGGTGAAGTGATCGACCTGGCCGAGTTGCTGGCCTCGAACCGTGGAGGAGCGGACTGATGGCGACACTCGAAGAAGAACTCCGCCGACTCGCAGACCTCGCCGCCGGTGACGACGACGACTCGTCCCCCGCTGGCCGCTACTCCACCGAACGGGCCGCCGACCACGCCCTGATGGTCGAAGAACTGAAACGTCGGGGGATCCCCGCTGCTGTCGCCGGTGACCTCGCCAACGAGCTCGCCAGCCAGTTCCTCGCGCAGAAAGGTTCGTGGCCGACCGTCTTCGAGCTGCTGGCGGATCCGACGTCGATCAACCGTCAGTCGTACACGCAGTCCGGCCTTTACGCCCTGCCGCCCGCCTTCGGGGTCCGGCAGGCGGACGGGTCGATCACCTTCTACCGGAACGATCCGCTGCAAGGGTTGCAGCCGGTCACCGGCGGCTCCGACGACTTCGGATTCGGGTTGAAGGATCTGGCGTCGTCCCGCACCCCGATCTTCGACATGGACGAGATCCAGGCGATCCTCGCCTCCTCCGGATTCGGCGACGATCCGGGACCGGGGCCGAGAGGGCCGGGCGCGACGTTGAAGCCGCCCGCCTTCGACCGGGACCATCTGCTCGAGACGGCATCGAACCTGTGGCGGGGGATGCTGCTCACCGAACCGGGCGACATCGGCCGGATCGTCGACGATTACACCGCCAAGGCCACGTCGTTCCTGATGAACGAGGGCGGACGCCTCGACTTCGAGACGTTCGTGTTGGGCCGGATCCGGGATCAGCCCCGCTATCGGATGCTCTATCAGAACAAGGCTCCCGGCGTCACCGAACAGGCTCATCTCGGCCAGTATGTGAAGGCGGTGCAGGCGCTCGGATTCGCCGACCGTCGCATCTCCGAGTTGGCCGCTCAGGGCGCGCAGTCGGGGGCGTCGGAGGCCGGGTTCACCGAGCGGCTGTCGCGGAGTCCTGAGTTCGTGCAGGCCAACCAGGGGGCTTTCAGCCAGAAGTTCGCCAACACGATCGCCCAGCTCGGAATCAGGGGGACATGACATGGCGACAATGAACGACCTCGCACAGATCTACATTGCGGCCGGGCTCACCCCGCCTCCCCGGTTCGTCGGCAGCAACACGCCCGTCTCCGACGCCGACATCGCCAACACCCAGAACTTCGTCCAGGCTCAGGCCTCGAGCGCAGGCACGACTACGACGACGGCGGGTGGGACGCTCACCGCCGACGACGTCGAATCCATCTTCGCCGAATTCGGCATGGATCCGACCGTCCACTTCGACGGGTCGATCGACGAGGGCCGGGCGGCCCGGCTCGCCCAGCAGATCAACGCCGGCCAGATCTCTGTCGACCAGCTTCGCACCACTCTCCAAAACGCTCCGGAAGGGGCCGCCACCACCACAACCGCGCAGTCCGGTCCGGTGACCGTCGACCAGATCCGGGCGATCTTCGCCGAGGCGGGCATTCCGGTCGCCACCCCCGGCGAAACCGAGTTGGAGCGGCTGAACCGGATCGTCGACCAGATCAACTCCGGGCAGCGGACCCTCGACGAGGTCACCCGTGCCATCCAAACGTCGGGCGGCAACTTCGATCCGAACGCCCCCGAATCGTCCGGAGGATTCGGGGAGGACTTCCGCCAGTTCGGCAATCAGACGATCCCCGCCGGCGGGGACCTCTACGCGGTGATCCAGCCGAACGGTGCCCTCGAATATCACGTCGTGTACGAGTGGGAGGGCTTGAAGTTCTCGTATCTGATCGGCGATCAGGAGCAGCTTGCCTCGCTGTTCCCGGACGCCGACCGGGTGTTCGCCGGCCGGTTCACCGTCAACCAGGCTCAGTGGGCGGGGGTGGAAGCCCTCGGGTTGGGTGGCATCGACGAACGTCTCGGTGACGGCACTCCGATCGCACGGGAGTTGAATGAGGCGCTCCGCACCTTCGGATTCGAGTCGATGCCCGACTGGCTCCGCAACGACCGGCAGGCCATGCAGATCCTCGCCCAAGGCGCACTCGAGGGGTTCAGCGCCGGTCGGATCATGCGTGACCTGTCACAGACCACCGGGTTCCGGGAACGGTTCGAGGCGTGGGATTGGGCGCTGTCACAGTCCGGTGGGGACGCCCTGGCGGCCATGCAGCTCTACACCCAGCGGGAGTCGTCTCTGAAGAACGCCCTGTCCCGGTTTCGGGGCCCCGGTGCGAACCTCGCCAACGACTATCTTGCCGAGCTGATGCAGATCGGATGGTCGGTGGAGGCGATCATGCCGATCCTCGCCGCCGAAGAACAGTTGCGGGCTGATCCTGGCGTGTTCGCCGACATCAACCGGCTGCTCGCAGCGGAAGGGTTGAATCCGATCGGCCCGGTCGGTGCGATCGCCCTTCTCGCCTCACAGAATCAGACGGCGGAACAGGCGGCGGAGACGCTGGCCAGCATCGACCTGACCGAGCTTCTCGGCGGCAACTCGCCGTCGCAGGTGTTCGACCTGATCAACGACGCCATGACCCTCTCCGCGTTGGAGGACCAGGGTTTCGTCGGGTTGGGCCTCGACTTCGTGCGGCAGTTGCGGAACGAGACGGGCGGGGTGCTGTCGAAGGAAGGTGTGGACCGGTTCGCACAGACTGCCGCGATCAACGTGCTCCGCTTCGGCCCTGACATCGACTTCGGCCGCTACGGGCTGGACCAGGAGGACGTGATTTCGGCGGCAGCGTCGAGGCCGGCCCCGTCGGGGAGGACGTCGGCGGAGGTCAACGAGATCATGGCGAGGATTCTGCGGGAACGGCAGGCCGCCGCCCAAGGGTTCGACGCGTTCTCAGGGTTCGTCAACGAGTCCGGCCGGTTGCAGATTCGAGGACTCGAAGGACTCTGAGCGGGGTGTGTCCTCGACGTCGATATTATCGGCGCGGATTACACACGTCTTGATCGGACCAATGCCAGAACCGTTCGGTCACCTGGCATTCTCCGTCTTCGAGGTCGACCACCCGCCCCGTCTGATGGAAGATCATCTTCGCCCGCTTCTCGGTGGGGTAGCGGCCGTGGGGCCGAACGCGCCGAGACACCACGGCGGATTCGGCGGTCCTCTCCGCCGGACAGCATGTGGCCTTCGACGGGTAGAGGCGCATCGGTACTCCCATTCCACGGTGACAGGTAGGGGAAGCTCAGGGTCGGACGCCGAGTCACCCCGCGGACTGTAATAGGTGGTGCTTGGTTTGTGCGCGCATGTTCGTGTATGGTCGCAACTACCTGACCGGGGCTCGCCCGACCGGATCAGTGCACAAGGGCGGCAAGACCACATGTGAAACCGCCGGATGAACCCTCTGCCAGCGGTCACACAGGCACAAGGAGGAGCAAGTGCCAGACGGAGAGAGCGGCGACACGGTCAGCCGAGAGGCGTTCGACCGGGTGAAGCACGACCTCGAACAGATCAAAGCCGAGAAGGCTCAGTTCACGTCAGCTTCCCAGCAGTTCCTTCTCACCGACACCGCCTACGAGCATTTCAAGGCCAAAGGTGACGTCCCCGACCCGTATGGGGCGGCGAAGGCGGCAGCCAGGGACTCGATGCTGGTGGGGGTGGAGAAGGATGCTCTGCCTGAGAAACTCGACGCGTGGCTGGACAGCTTCAAGGCGGTGTTCGGTTCGACGAACGGCTCCTCGAGCGACGGCGACGGCGACGGTGAACCGCCACCGGCCACACCACCGCCACCTGGCTCCGCCCGTCCGGCACCTTCGCCGGCGAACAGCGGGGGGGATCCGAAACCGGAACCGTTGACGATGACCTCACCGGAAGTGCAGGAGCTTCGCAAACGGGGCGACCGGGAGGGGCTCCGCCAGTTGGTGAAGGAAGGCCGACTCACCCTTTCTCCGGACAACCCGTACGGCTCCAAGCAGCAGTAGGGGCGGCTTGCCTGCCCCGGAGAGGGGTTTCATCATGGCGAACGAAACCACGTTCGCTCTCGTCGAAGGAGATTTGGGCTACGACTACGCCCTTCTCGCCGAGGAGATCATCAGCGCCCGGTACGCATACGACAATGTGCGTGACCTGGCCCGCACCAAGGACATCGGATCGTTTCCGTCGGATTCGGCCCGGTTCCCGCTCTACCCGGCACTGTCGGCGGCTGCGTTGACCGACGGCACCGACCTGACCACCAACACCGCATTCAACCCGACGAACGCCACCTTCGCGGTGTCCGAGGTCGGGTTGAAGCTGATCCTCACCGACCTGGCAAACACCGGGTCGTTCCTGGGGGACAGCGACCTGGCGACGGAGGCGGGCAAGGCGGTCCTCGAGAAGATCAACACCGATCTGGTGGCGCTCGGCTCGGGATTCAGCACCGTCGTCGGTGGAACCGGTGTGAACCTGACCGAGCTGAACGTCGAGGACGCTCTGGTCACGCTCATCGGGAACAAGACCCCCGACGACGTCGTGGCGATCCTCCACGAACGGCAGTGGTTCGACCTGATCAACGACATCGGCACGTCCATCAGCCCGGCCGGCACGACCGGCGGCACGGCCCGTGGCGAGACGAACGACCTGACCATCGCCGGCAAGGGTGGCATGGGCGGCGTCCTCTACGGCGTCGAGTTCCGGGTGAATCCGCTGGTTCCCACCGCCAACGCGGGGGCGGACCGGGCGGGTGCCATGTTCATTCGGAACCGTGCGATCGCCCTGGTGATCAAATGGTTCATCCGACCGGAGTTCGAGCGTGACGCGTCGTATCGGGGAACCGAGACGGTCGTCACCGCCGCATACGCCACCGGTGAGATCGAAGACGCCTCCGGCGTCGCCATCATCACCGACGCGTGAGTCCACCGGCAGGAGGACGGGTCGTCCAGACCCGGGCTGGCCCGTCCTCCCCGGTCAACAGAAAGGGAAGCAATCATGCCGACAGTCACCATCTCCGAAGACCGCTGCAAGGTGCGCGGGTTCGGATACAAGAACCGGTCGTGGGCGAAGCGGGACACGACTCTCCGTTTCGACGCTGACGGGATCGCCGACGTCTCCAAGACGAAGTGCGACCTGCTGGATCTCGAACTGCACGACGAGTTCGACGTCGTCGAGGAGTACGTCCACACGTTCGACGTGAAAGTCGACTCGGTCGACGAGATCGTCCTGGATCCCGGCCAGACGGTGAAGTCCAAGGCGGCGGCGCCCAAGAAGCCCTCCGCCAAGAAGCCGGCGGCCAAGGCTGCGGCCGTCGAGGGATCCTGATGTCCGACGGTCCCGTCATGGTGCAATGCCTCGCCTGTGACAAGACGTTTCAGGCGATCGGCACCTTCGGCCACTCCCGGTCGAAGGAGCATCTGGCGAACGGCGGCACCGATGACATGATCGTCCCTGTCGACGTCGACGACAGTCTGGTGGCCGGGATCGCCCGGCTCGCACCCGACCTGTCCGACGCCGAACTGCGGGAGCTTCTCGAGGAGAACACGGCTCTGCGCGAGCAGATCGTTCGTCTCGAAAAGGAGAAGGCGCGGCTCGATCCGATGGCGCAGTGGCCGGCGTGGGAGAACGTCGCCCAGGTGCGGGAGTGGCTGGGCGACGCCCATGTGCGGATGATCGGGGAGGTCGAACTGGCCGCCGAGAACAAGCGGCGGATGAAGGACGGTCTGCCCCCGATGTATTCGTCTGAGCCGGGCGAATACGAACGGCAGGTGACGGCGGCGTCGGAGAAGTCGGTGGCCCGCATGGTCGACGAGCAGACCCGCTGGACCGAGGGTGTCGCCGAAGGCAAGCACAAGAAGATGCGGACGTTCAAGATGATCGCCCCGACACGGCGCTGCGACCGCCACGACGAGGGAACGGTCGCCCTCTGCTACCGGCATGGGACGATGCGGCAGATCCCCGTCGAGCTCCAAATCAACAACGGGGCCGCCTCGCTGAACGACCCGATCGAACGGTACAAGCGGAAGGGTTTCAAGCCGGCCGCGCCGATCCGCTGCAAGCTGGTCGACTGCTACCGGCCCGCCGCGATCACCGTCAACGGCGAATGGGCGCATGGCATGTACTGCTCGTTGGAGCACCGCAACTACATGGAAGGTTCCAAGACGACGGCGTCGTCGGGCAACGAGATGACCGTCTACGAGCCGACCCTGGTGGGCTGACCGATGGGCGCCGGCGATCGGATCATCCCGATGGACGCCGAAGCGATCCGGGAGTGGCGGGAGAATCTTCCAGACGGCCACTCCCGGAAAGCCTACGAGTTCATGGGGCCGGGTCGGGGCGGGGTGAACCGGGACGACCCGGTGCATGATCCTGACCAGTCGCCGGAGCCGCTGGACCCGGACCGCGGGTTCGATCTCGAGCCGCTGCCCAAGGGGATCCGCGCCCCGCTGGAAACCATCGACGAGATGGAGCAGCGGGTCTTGAACTGGGTGCGGTCCGCCAAGACCCACGAGGAGAAGGAGCGGATCCGCGAGATCGTGCAGCATCGGGTGGGCATCATCCGGGCGACATCACCCAACCAGAACACTCACATCTCCGACGAGGATCTCGAGTCGATGCTGATTCGCCATTTGAAGGCGAAGGCGCGGGCTGCCACAGAGCGGGTCTACAACCGGCGTGGATGGGCCAAGCCCCAGGACTTCGACCTTGTCCGTTCCGCCGCTCCTGCGACTGAGGCGAAGCTTCTCCTGCCCGGCCAGCAAGGACGGCGGCCGTGACCACCCGTGCCGACCTGATTCTGCGGATCGAAGACATGATCTTCGGAATGGCCGAGGTTGAGCGGCCATCCGAAGACGTGGTCACCCTGGCCGACACGACGACCACGACGATGACGGTGGCGACCGACTCGTTTTGGAAGCAGGGCCGGTATGGGGAGATTGTCCCGGCGGACGGGTCGGAGGGTGAACTGGTGATCTGCGCCGCCGACGCCGCAGCCGGTTCGGTGACAGTGCGGCGGGGTGAGCGGGGCACGACAGCGGCTGCCGCCGCCGGGCTGGTCGCCAGAGTGAATCCGAAGTTCACCCGCAAGATGATTTCGGAGCGCATCGATGAGGTCATCACCGATTCGCTGTTCCCGCACGTCTGGTATCACAGCCAGCGCAGCCTCGCCTTCACCGACCAGGACTACATCTATGACCTGGCCGTCGAAGACTATTTCGTGGTGCAGGTGTATCAGGTGGTCGACGACCAGAAGCTTCCGTTCCCGTCCGGCTGGTGGATCGAAGAAAACCTGATTGACACGACGATCGGGGCGTCCGGCAAGGTGCTGCGGCTGCGCCGGGTGCGGGATCAGACGGCCACCGTCTTCTACACGGCCCGTTCCAAGCCGGTCGTCGCCGACCTCGCCGCCTTTCCCGATCCGATCGTCAACCTGATCCCCTGGTTCGTGTGTGCTCTGCTGATGGGCGGCACCCGGACCATCCCCGCCCGGTATGACCCGAATCGGGCGGGCGGCCTGGAAGTGCAGGAGGGCGGTCCGCAACGGGACTGGCGGTTCTTCGAGCAGAAAGCCCTGTTGAAACGCAACGAGTTGAATATCGCGTTGCGGCGGGAGGAGTCGACGGTCCGACAGCCACGGTTCCATCCGCGCCGTCGTCGGGCGTGGTGACCTGATGGCGACGTTGACTCGACGGTACGCCACGATCGGCGGGGTGAAGGTTCGGCTCGCCGCCTGGCTGCCATCCGACCAGAGGTATGCGGATCGGCTGATCCCCGTCGACCCGAACTTGCAGTTCTTGCCGAATGATCGGACGTCGCTGGTCGCCCAGCAGGCGTCGACGTTTTGGCAGATGAACGAGTGGCGGGCCGGGGAGGGGTTTGACCGGTGGACCCCGGATCGGGAGGGCGGCGGCTATCACCGGTCGCAGGCGGTCCGTCCGAAAAAGATCGGCGACGGCTTGGTGTTGGGTCCGGTGTTGGAAACCACCCAGGATTCGACGGGTGCATCCGACTTCGCCGACGGGGGAGCCCTGGCGATCGCTCAGGGCAAACTGTGGGCGGTTGAAGACACCGACGCCTACGAATGGGATACGACCAACGAGCGGTGGAAGGCGGGGATCTCCACTGGGGCGACCGTCGATCACACGGTGACCAACATGGCCGACGGACACGACACTTGGGTCTATTCCGGGCACGCCCTCGGGTCGTCGCGCACCATCCGCCGGTGGAAATCCGGGTCCAACGAGACGCATTACGGGACGGGAACCGGCGACGATTTCAGCTATCCGCCGCTGCTGGTCGCGTTCGGGGAGCGGCTGTTCGCTCTCGACGGCGACGACCTGTACGAGATCGACAAGATCACCGCCGACACCCGCACCCT